AGGTAAATTCCTCCCTGAGATTAAACCCTTGTTTAACTAATGTTTTACAAGGGTTTTTTCTTGCCTTGTTTTATATGGTAGTTAATTCGTAACTCTTTGTTTCTATTCGGTTTGTATCTGGTTGTTATGATATGCCCACCCCCCCTATATACACCCTGTTTAAATTCATTAAACTAGAAATGTCAACCGTTTAAAGTGTGTGTGTGTGTTTGTGTGTGTGTGTGTTTGTGTGTGTACACCATTTTACAGCAGAAGAACAAGGTTTTTATAGTCTGTCTGTCTATTGGTAATACCGAAATAAAGATTTCCGTGGGTTACGGGCATGGACCACCCCACCCCCCCTATATATTTATATGCAATGACGACATATTTTTACTAAAATTTGACCATTCAACCAGATCAGTTGCTGTACGTAAGTATACCCTTGCTGTACCTAAGTATACCCTACCTATATTAAACCCTGATCAAAGGAGTTATCTTTATTATACACCCATATGAGCAAGTTGTCAAGTGTTTTTTTATTTTTTTATACTTTTTATACAATTAAACCAGTATTTTTGCATATTTTGCTTGACAAGTTTACTATACGGTGTATAATAGTATATATAGGGCATAGTTCTATTCAAAATTTCACAATATTTTAACAGAGAAACAGCAAAGGGATTGTTGAATCTATGCCTAATTTTATAATATGGAGAGAAGAGTATGTCTAATGGAAGAACCCTATCTGATGCAGATCAAGACAAAGGTGGTAAAGCTATATCCGATTCCGATCAGAAATTTATAGCCAGAATAGAAAGACAAATAGCAATGGGTGAAAAAGGTAAAGCTATATCTGACCTTGACCAAAAAAGATATAAACGATTAACAGGAAAGAATTGGCCGGGGGCAACCATAGTAAACGATATAAGAGACCTTGGTCCATTCAAAAAAGGTGGATCTGTAAAAAAATATGCCAAGGGTGGTGGTGTACGTAAGGCCAGATATAAATAGATGCCTATAGTCTACTACGTAGCAACCTTGGTCATGTGCTTACACGGTGTCTGTACACAATTTGAATCAGTACCATATGCTAAGAACGTATCAGCTGACAACTGCCAGAGAATGTTGCTGTACACATTCCAAACACAGGCAGGCCCTTATTTTGATAAGATTATAGACTTTGATAAAGATAAACCGGAAGATCTTACGATACAATATGCCGGTTGTGATACCACACAAAGGACACCAGAGGACAGCAACGAATGGAGAATTACTCCTGATGTAAATCCAGAGCTGATTGTACCTAATCAGAATGATTTACGTTGGCAACAGGAACAGGGGGATAGGATATAGATGGCTTTAACTAAAACAGGAAAACCATATGCTAATCCTGTACGAAGAACACAGGTAGCAAGTAATATAGTAAAAGACCCTTGGGCTGAAGTAGAAAAAGTAAAACCTCAAGTAAAAGATGCAACAGTAAAAGACCCTTGGTCTAAAGATGTTGAATGGTCTGAGGATACCAGTTCTGAGAAAAAGAACAAGTAGGATATAGGCTATGCAAGAAATTCCTAAAAATGTACCAAAAGCACCAAGATTTGATAATGTAGATGATTTAATAAAATGGTATAGGAAAGCTTATAGGATTCCTAAAATTAAAAGAAAGATAAAAAATGCAAGACAAAATTTTGTAAAGGACTTACGTGCAAAATTTAGAGGAACATGGAAAAATACTAATATACCCTCTAATATTATGAAAAAGGGTATATCAAGTTCTGAGTTAAGAAATCATTTACTTGATCAGTTAGAATCCAGTTTTGACGAAGTAGAAAGAGCTACTAGAAAAAGGGTTACTGAAGAAAATAGAGTATCACGGAAACTTTTTAGAGAGTCTGATAGAAGAGTTAGAGAGTCTAACAAAAGAATTGAAAAAATACTTTCAGGAAATAGACAATCAAATTTATTATCAAGAGGTGTGCTTGCTAGAGCAAGTGGTATTCTTACTTTGTTAATTCCCTCATCATTAGATCAAGAAAATACTGCAGAATTACCTTATCCTCAAAATCCTTTTCCTGCAGAAGATGCACAGATAAGACAACAACAAATGAATCAATTAACACCTAGAGCTGGATATTACGGAGGAGGTATAGTGCAACCTACTGCTCCTAAAACTAAAAGAAGAAAAAGAAAAAAAACAAGTTGGAACTACTGATGGCACGTAAACAAAGAACTTGGAATTATGGTAATACACCAAAAAAGAAGAAGAAAAAAGTAAAAGTAGAACCTAATCCATTAAGTATAGATGCAATAAATACGGAATATTTTATGCACTCTCCACTTAATCCTATGGGAAAAATTGGTGCTGATTATGGTACAGAAAAACCTCGAATAGTACAAACTCAAATACCTGACCCAAGTTTGCATGGAGTTTTTTGGTCTCAAGGACAAACTGATCCAAGGTTATCTCATATTCATGGTAATTTACAGGAAATTGGTTATGAAGATATGTACAAAAAAGCACAAGAACAATTTCCTGAATCTAAACGTACAGATACTGAAGCTATGACTGGTACAAGAAGAACTTATGAATTAAAATATGGACCACCTAGATGGTCAAGTGATAGGATGAGAACATATGGAGATAAGAAATATAGACATCCTTATACATTTGAACAAGTTGAGAGAAAGGGTAAAGGAACAGGTTATCATGCAGTTTCAAAAGTAAAAGATTTAATAGGATTGATTCCAAGAGAAAAGGATACGTTTAATGTATTTACTCAACCAACAGATTATGGTCAACTTGAATCAATAAGAGATTTAAAGTTTCAGCCTTCAAAAGAAAAAGGAGAACAATTTGCATGGAGTCCTTCCTATGTAAAAAAAGTAAAAACTAGAAGTAATATTTCTAAATTAAAACCAGCTTGGAAGCAATTAGAGACATTAGATCATGAATTACAACATCGAGGATTTAGAAGATTTAGAGAATTAGTTAGGAATGATCCTAGTTTAAGAAAAAGATTAAATGATAAATATCATGGTACTGCTATACAAACAGTATTGCAGTACCATGATCATCCTTATATATTCTATCAATCTAAAAATAGTAAAGATATGGTTCCAAAATGGTTCACTCGACAAATGAAAGAAATAATAGATCAAGAAATACTTCCTTATTTTTTTGATAGAATACCATCGTTAAAAAGAGCTGATGCTTTACAAGGACCTGCCTATGGAGATGTAACAGGTAGGGGTACAATAATGAAAAAAAGAAGGTATCAAACAGAGAAAAAAAGAGGTACAGCTTCTTATGCTGTAAAGACTAGAGGTAAATCTGGTGCTGATACTAAAAACTATATAAGTCCATATAGAGTATACAAAGGAAGTTGGAACTACTAATGCAGCACAGTGGTATACTAGCAGAAAAGAAAAAAGAATTAACAGATAAACAGAAATCATTTCTGTCCAATCTATTTGACACTGGTGGTAACATAAATCTAGCTCTAGAAAAAGCTGGATATTCTAAAAGTTCACGTAGCCTATTGTTAAAAACACTATCAGACGAGATATTAGAAGCAGCTAAAACAGAACTGGCTGCACATTCTGTACAAGCAATAAACAGAGTAGTAGAAGGAATGAACGATGTGGGTGAACATCCACGAGCCGAGTTGCGTCTAAAAGCAGCTCAAACCCTGCTTGATCGAGTAGGTATTGGAAAACAAGAAAAAGTAGAAATGGAAGGTAAGATTCTTCATGGTGTGGTGTTAATGCCTGCCAAGAAGGAAATGCCTACCGTAACAATAGAGGAATAATAAACATGTGGAAATCACCAATCGTTAAAGAAGTATCTGTAGGTCTGGAAATTAATTGCTATGCTTGTGCAGAGGTCTAATTATTATTAATGCATATATTTTTCTATCTACTAGTATTCCTGATGCTGTTCTCAGGTGCTTATGCAGCCGATACTAATACTGTTACTAGCACAAGTTCAACCGTATCAGGAACTACTACAGTAGATAGAACACCAAGTACAGCAAATGCTCCATCAATAGTAATTAACAATCAAGACGTTTGTAGTTATGCAGCTTCTGCTGCTGTACAGACACAGATTCTAGGAATAGCTGGTGGAACAGCAATAAAAGACTTAAATTGTGAAAGATTAAAGCTCAGTAGAGCTATGTATAGAATGGGCATGAAAGTAGGAGCTATTGCTCTCCTCTGTCAAGATGCCAGAGTATTTCAAGCAATGGAAATGGCAGGCACCCCCTGTCCGTTTCATGGAAAAATTGGTTTAGAGGCTGCTGAAGAGTGGGCTAGTAATCCTGAAAAACGACCTGATTATGATCAGTGGGTAAAAGACAATGTTAAACAAGAGGAAATAACTGATGAAGAAGTCGGTGTGGGCATTGGCCTTGGTAGTCTTCTTCTACTCCTATTACTCTAATGCACAGATGTTAGAAGAGGGTGATACTGTTACCCAAGAAGTAGAAACAGAACATTTAGGTGAAGGTCATATAGACACAGTTACTGAAACTACTGTTACTGTTGAACATAAATCAACAGGAGATCTATTAGATAGTGAAACAGGTGTCGTAACCAGTCGTTACGAGGGTGATATGGATCTAGATTGGGGTGGGCTAGGTCCTGCGAGTATGCCAAATTGTAATGCATATTTTGGTACTGGTAAGTGTGGAAAAGGAACATCAAACTCCTTAACTACTTTTGACCAATATGTAAATATAGAAGATTTTCACATATCAGAAGGTGGTGCTTTAGAATGGCAATTACAGATGTATCATTCTCAATCAAATACTACTGGATATTTTCAGACTAAGGGATATAATGATAATGTGTTACAGTGGGATACTGGACAAGTTACATTAGATAATACAGGAACACCTACTACATATTCAGGTGCACATGATTTTGCAGGAGATTTAGATAAGGTATTTATCCGAATAGGTGGTAAAAAGAATTATTTCTTCGATAACGTAGCATATACTGTTAATTATAATGTGATTACTACAGCAGTGGAGACTTGGATAGAAGTTGTACAGCCTACTCAGATGGAAGAGCAGATAACTTTAGGTTTAATGGATACGTATGATTCTTCTACAGTAGCTGAACAACAGGAAATGGATACCATGATGGAAGAAATGGACATGGTTATGCAATTCGAGTTAGAGCCAGTAGAAATAG